GAAGCAGCCCGCAGGCCCGGCGCAAAACTGATCACTCCGGCATTCCATCCCGTGACGATGTGCAGAAACTTCTCGTGGCTGAAATAGTCGCCAACGCGCATAGGCGTGATCGTTGGATCAGAGGTTGCAACGGTGATTGTCTTGTCGCCAATATCAGAGGCTGCCGTCGCCACTAGAGGCTGCACACCGTCACCCGTAAAGCCGTATCCGGTGCTGAAAAACTCCCCCGTTGAAAAGGGTTCTTGCTTGGGCGCTACACGGGCATCATATGCGTGGCAGTCGATCAGCGAAAACTCAGCGATATTCGCCATGCCGTTCATCATTGCGAGATAGCCGTTAAAGGCTCGCGTCAGATTGGCGTCACCCTCAATCGCCAGCGGAAGCGACAACCGCCAAATCTGATCCCCTGTCGATATGATTTGCACCTTACCCGACAGATCAGGCTGCCCCTGTCGCGTGTTTGCGGCGAGAAACGGCGTGGCTGGCAAAGCGGCGCGGAGAAGATTGTCCGGCCATTGGATTACTTGCCCAACCATCAGCGGTAATCCTTCTCAATTTCACTCTGTGTGGCCATCATGCGGGGGCGAAACGTGCGATCCCGTTGCTGGTTGTTCTGAGCAATGGCGCGTGCGGCCACGGGTGTGGCGGACTGCTCGACGCGCACATCAAATTCGGGTCCAGCATCAACCGTGACTTTCACCATTTGCTGGCCGCCCTGAGAGGCTGTGCGGCCCGAATTAATCGCATCCAATGTCGGGCGGTTGCGCCGTGCGGCCTGCGCATTAACGACAAACTCACCATTTGAAAGCATCGCCGGAATAGAGTCGCTTGTTGCGCCGCCCTTTCCGACGACAGGCCCGCCAGTCGCAAAGCCCGTTGCGCCGGGAAAAACTCGCAGCCCGCCGCCCGCGCCAATTGAGCTACCAATTCCGCCAACGCCAGAAACTGTTGTCGCCTGCCCCAAGCCACTGCCGCCGGAAAACAGCGATGCGCCCAAGCCGCTTGCAAAACTGGCGAGAAATGAACCGCCGCTGGCCTTCCCATTCAGAGCGCCGGTGATGAAGCTGCTGGCGCTGATCTCAACAAGCTGGATCAAAACGCGCTTCAAGGCGTCCTCAAACGACGATGCCTGCAACGCTGCGTTTGTCAGCCCCTGCGCCAGATCTTCGTTGGCCTGCTTTTGGCGCTCAGCAAGTTGCTCTTGCGCCACCTTGGCCCGCTCAATTTCACGGGTGTTCGCCCGGTGCGCTTCTTCTTCGGCTTCGACCAGTGCAGTCAGTTCTGCAACGCCCTTTGCCTGATCCTCAATGGCGTTTACCATCAATTCAGACATTTCGACGCCACTACGCCGGGCCTCTGCGATCAGGCGTTCGCGTGCGAGAATGCCAGCCTGCTCCGCCGCAGTCTTGCCCGCCAATTGCTGACGAATGCGGAGTGCATCAAGCTGATCAACCATCAGATCAAAAAGCTGTTGCTCCGCATCAACGGATTCTTTCGCCCCTGTCGTCCGGGCTTGTGAAAGCCGCGTGGTTTCCTCCGCAAACGCCCTTGCACGGGCAATGTCTTCATCACTCGCCAGGGGGGAGGCTTCGCGAAGGGCCGCTTCCGCGGCATTTGCAGCCTTGAGCGCGGCGCGATCTATGTCAGCCATCAGGGCAAGCTGTCGCTCACGCTCCTGATTGGTGCGGAACATCTCAGCCCCGGCGGCGCTTTCAGCCTCAGCCCGATCTTGTGCACTTTGCGCAGCCGCAGCCGCAGCCGCACGCTCTTGCTGTTCAAGCATTCGCGTGGCTTCGGAAAGGGCCGATATCTGCGCCGTCAGTTCCTCAATTCGTTTTTTCCGCTTAACCGCATCAAAGGCGTCCTCACGCCCGCCGCCGCGCGACCCGAACAGCGCCTGCGACTCTTTCGATTGCGAAGGCGTGGAAGCCCTCTCCGCCTCCAACTGCTGCTTGAGACGGGCCAGTTCCGCCTTGCCTTCCGACAATTGCGCCTTAGCGAGCGCCCTGCCCTTCAAGCTGGCGCGATCAAGCTTCGCTGCGATGCCGTCCAAAACGCCTGCAAGCGTGCGTGATAGCCCGATGCTGTCATCAATGCTGGCCGAAAACCGTGTCCACGCGGCCACCATCCGGCCAGACGCAACCTCAACCGTCAGCGGCAATTCGGAAAAACGGCGATTGGTTTCATCCGACTTCGAAAGCAGAGCGTCAAACACGCGCTTAGAAGTCAGTTCGCCCGCTTCCGCCATCTCGCGCAGCTTGCCAATCCCGACCCCCAGCGAAGACGCCAGCGCCTCCGTGACAAGCGGCAAGTTTTCCATGACCGAACGCAATTCATCGCCGCGCAATTGGCCCGATGCCAACGCTTGCGAAAGCTGCACCGCACCGGCTGTCAGTTCTTGCTGTGTACCACCACCAATGCGCCCCAACTTCACCAGGGTATCGGTTAGCTGCAACACCTCACTTTGCGTGGCTCCAATGGCCTTGCCAGCCTGCGTAAACCGCGTGAAGGCCGATGCCGCCCCATCCAGCGAAACGCCGGTTTCCAGCATGATCGCTGTCAGGCCCTCAACGCCGCTTTCTGCAAGAGCGGCGCTGCCCGTGATGGCCTCGATCCGGCCTTCCAGAAGCGTCAGCTTGTCACCGTTTCGGACAGCCTCAGCAAACGCCGTGCCGAGCAACGCAACAGCGCCAGCCGCCCCAAGTATCGGTGCAGCCGCCGGTAGTGCCGATGCAAGCGCCGGGCCTGCGCGTTTTGCCGAGCGCCCCAGCGTATCGAAGCTGCGCGAAGTGCGAGACAGGCCGCGACGGGTATCACGCTCAAAGCGATTTACGCGCTTGGTCGCCCTGTCCATAGATCGTGTAAACTCACGATCCCGCGCCGTCAGGATGATGTTTAGCTCTGCAGCCGTTATCGCCATCTACACGCCTCTTTAGTTCTTCGTATTCGTCGCGCGAAGGTGCGTTTGAACCGGGTTTCGGAGGGGAATTGGCTTCGACCCACCCGCTGAAAAACAGGCAGACATCACCGGGCGTCATGGCTCGTATTTCGGCGGGCTTCAGGCCAATGCCCGCACCCTGCTTGATCAGCCCCCGGACGTTCCATCTGTCGGGGGCTGGTCCTTTTTTTCTCCGTCTTCGGCTGCCTCCACCAAGTCGGGAATGAAGGCTGCGCCAAGGATCGCTTGCGCAATCTGGTAGGAGCGCAACAGATCAGCGGGCGTCAGATTGGTGATTACTTTCTGCGCCGCTTCGGGAGCCATTCCGCCACCCACAAGCCCAAGCGCCAGAATGTCTTTGACTTCGCGGGAGGTGGGCTTTTGTGACGCGCCGTAGAACCCATCCCAGAGGTCGTAAACGCCCCGGTGCGTGTCCTCGAAGCGCTCGATTTGCTCATTTCGAAGCAGGAACGTATAGCGAGCGCCGCCAAGTTCTTCAGCGACGCCGCCACGTTGGGCCTTGGACAGAATGTCCATTAAGCCGCCGTGAAGGTGACTGCGCCATTGCTTTCGAACGATGCGGAAAAGGTCAGTTCCCCTTCCGTTTCGCCGGAGAACTCGAAGTTGTTCACCCGGAACGCACCGGCATAGGTGCCAAAGTCAGGCACGACGATCTGCAAGTTGACGGAATTGTCAGCCGCCATTGCGATGGTGTGAAGGCGAGTTTCCGTTGTGGAATCCTCGAAAATGCCATCGCCGGAGAAATCAATCGCCTGCAATCCGGCCAAGGTTTCACGCCAGAGCGCACCTTCAGGCGTGGTGCAGTCCGCCGTGGTGGCGTCAATGCTGTTGCGGTTGATCGTGATCGTTTTCGTTTTCAGTCCGCAAAGGTTCGAAAATACCTCTGGGTCTTCGCCGTCACCGATTTTGACGAGCATGGCCCGCCCAAGTTGTTTAGCCATTGGAAGGCTCCATCTAAGGGACTGGACGTCATCCGACGTTCAAGCCACGCGCTTGCCCAAGGCGCAGGGTTAGGCGTTCTCTACGGTTGCCCGGAAAGAAATCGTTGCGGTGTAGCCGCGCCCATCAGGATCGCGCTGCGCTGCGTATGTTTGAAAAATCAACTCGACCAGATTGAAGCCCGTGACAGTCACGCTGGCCTCTTGGCGGTGCATTGCCGCCTTGACGGCCTCAACCACCCTCACGGCCTCTGTGCGGCCCGCTACGGGCCGAGAATGCACTTGCAGGCCGATCTGCACCTCTGCACCCTCTGTGCTGTCCGTATCGGCGGCAGAGGGGGATATTTCACCGAACCGAACATATGGAAAATCTGCCGTGCTGGGGGGTTCGTCATAGATGCGCTGTCCGACTAGAGCGGTTACGCCAGCATCAGCCGCCAACAGCGCGCCGATGCCTTTTTGAAGAGCCAGCGCAAAGTTGTCACTCATTTCGCCACCACCTCTTTTGCCGCCTTCTTGATCGCCCGCTTGATCCGGCCCTTCACGCGCTTGGCGAGGTAAGCTTGCGTCCTGCGCAGATATGGGCGTGGATCAGTCGCTCCGCGATTGCCCTTCGTGCGCCCAAACTCGACGGCCTTAGCCTTGATCTGCGCTTCCTTAGTCGCGGGGGCCGCTTCAACCGAAACAGTCATGCCCGCATCCTGCGATTTCTTGTGGATGCCGTCTTTCAGTTCACCGCTATCGACGGGAACAAGGGTTCTTGCGACCCTCACGCCTTCGTCTGCGCTCTTGTTCAAAGCCTTAACGATGTGCGCGCGCTGTTTCCGGGGAAGTGCGCGAAGCTGGCGAGTGAGTTTAGCGCCGCCGGTAACGCGCATGTCAGAAAAACAACACCTTGAGGCAGGCCGACACCACCAAAACCAAGAGCGACGCGCGCAAAACGTACTCAGTGTATTTCCTTGTTTTCTGCTCGATATCTTTCATGACGCACTCCACACAAAGGCAACCTGCGCCCCCAAGGGCGTGCCGGAAACCTTATACTTGGCGGACGTAGCGATTTTGATCGGCACAAAACTGGACGCGCCGGGCAAAACCAACCATTTCAAGGCCGCATCGTCATAGATCGACAGAATTGACGTTGTTGAGTTTACAACCCCGGTGATCCACCCCGCGCCTGTGAACAGCGTTTGCGGCGATGTTGTCGGATCAGTCACCGCGCTTTCGGTTTCCTCACGCTCAACATACGCCAGAATGCCGCCGTTGGGCGCTACACGGGCCTTGCGCCATTGCTGGTGATCGTCGCACCACAGATAAACAGGGGAATGCCCGGACGGGTAGACAAGCGCCTCCCCCTCAGCATCTTCATACCTTGGCGATGCGCTCATTCGGCTTCCCCCTTCACCACGCGAAATTCAATCATTCTCTGCTTGGCGTCCAGTTCCGTTGTCGCCTCGATATCCCAGATGACGCCCCGCGCCTGAATGCGATCAGCCGTTGTGACAGCCCGCGTGGTCGCATCGCTGCGCACTCGGATTGTCGCTGGCGCCACGTCCAGTAGAACGCCGGATTTGATAGCCTCACGCCCCGGCATTTCCAAAATATCCGCTTTGCGCGTTGTGACTGTCACCCATGCTCCCGTTGCGTTGCGGTATTCATCAAGCGCGCTTTCATCGCGGCGCTGGATCGTCACTTTCTCGCGCAGACGGCCAGCCTTAGCCATCAGAAGCGGCCCACGCGAAACGTCTGTGTCAGTGCGTCGAAAGCCATTGGAACGGTCGAAACAGCCCCTTCCTGCGCTGCCTCACGATGCTCGAAGAAATGTCCCAAGAGCATTTTGGCCGCAACAACCAGAGACGGAGGCAAATCGCTGGCGTCATCACCGTATCCGGCTACGTACTCCACCCAGAATGAGCCGCCTTGCTCCGAAACCGTTGGCCACGATGCGCCGGAAGCCAATTCGATATATGGCGCATCTCCACCGGCCACAAAGCGGTAATTTGACGATGCAAAAGTCTGCTCATCCCCATCAGCATCAAGATACTTGACGAGCGAAACGCTTTGAACCGGCGGAAACGCGAGACGCAACTTGTCACTGCAAGGCGTGTGGTTAAGCGTCAGCCGCCATGTCTGGGAGATTAGCGCTCGGCCCAATATGCCGTTCTGCGCATCGAGATAGCCAGTCACAGCCGCGACAAGGCCATCAATCAGCGCATCCTCGTCGGAGTCCTCAACCTGGCAGTGCGCCTTGGCGTCAGCCGTTGAGATAATAGCGTTGACCGGCGCGGAGACGATGCTCAGGAACCCGCCATCAATGGCGAGCGGATCGCGCCGGAAGTCGCCATTCATCCCTTGTTCTCCGGGGCTTTTTTGTGCGCTTTGGTTTGCGGTGCGATTTTACCGTCAGCCCGCGCCATTGCCTCGATTTCGCCAGTCACATCTTCGCCCTTTGACAGACGAACCGGATAAATTTCACCCGGCGGAACAACGAAATAATCGTCAGTGAGTTTTGCCATTTTGGACTTCTCCCCTGTGGAATGGGGCGACCGGAGCCGCCCCAAAACTGGTTAGGTCGCGGTGATGTTCGCGGCGGCCTGATCAACCGGCGCATAGCGTCCGCATTCCTTGATCGCCAAAGCGTTGATCACGGCGTCGGTGCCGGTTGTGCCGGTCGCAACCAAGCGCACATATCGCTTGATCCCGATATAGCCCAGCATACCCACGGCAACGCTGTCATCGTCGTCACTGGTCACGGAAACGGTCAGAGCGCCGCCCACCATGTCAGCGGCGACGCAATCAGCGAAGTCCGCATCTGCCGTCGTGTCGGAATGCTGCAACTTGGCGGAGAACCCCGCTGCCGCACCCGCGTCAGTCACAGCCCCGGTCTGAATTGCGACAGTCATGGCGTCGAAGCCTGACATATCGACGATATTCT